CGCTGCTGACACTGGCTCTGGCACTATCTTGGCTGGCGACATTGTTACCTTCGCTGGCGATAGCAACAAGTATGTCGTTGCGACTGCGCTGTCTGGTGGCTCGTTTGTGTTGGCTGCACCTGGCCTGCAAAAAGCACTGGCTGACAACGTTGCAATCACTGTTGTGGCTGCTGCGGCTCGCAACTTCGCCTTCTCTCGTAACGCAATCGTGCTGGCTACTCGCCTGCCTGAACTGCCGACCGAGGGCGATGGTGCTGCTGACCGTATGACCATCGCTGACCCTGTATCTGGCATGAATTTCGAGTTTGCCATTTACAAGGGCTACCGTCAGAACCTGTATGAAGTTGGCATCACTTACGGCGCAGCCGTGATTAAGCCAGAACACACATGTCTGCTTTTAGGTTGATAGCTCAACCGCCTTCTTCGGAGGGCGGTTCTACGATTAACCGGAGGCACTATGAATCATCCTGAAACAATCGAAATCTTGGTAAACGGCGAAAAGGTAATCATCAACAAAGATGATTTGCCTCTGTGGGCTGACAAGATTGACAAGAAAGAAGAGCCTGCCCGTAAGCCACGCGCTAAAAAGGATGCGGAGTAATGCTTGGCGGCTACGTTGCCACTTCTGATTTCGTATTCGCGCAGATGTTGCAGGGTAGAGTATTTGCGGCAAGTGGTAGATTCACGATAGCACTTGGCGGTCATCTTGATTTCCATATCAAAGTTGGTGATGTTGATGTGATGGTGATTGAAGCTGGATTGAAGGTGAACGCTGCTGAAGTTGAAATGCGCGGGTATAGCAACTCCACGGTAAGCGCAAATGGAACGCTGGATGGATTGATTTGCACAGATAGGCGCAGACAATGCAGCCCGACTGTTCAGCTTTACTACAATCCAACAGTAACCGCATTGGGTGAACTGGTAGCATTTGACACGGTTTATGCAACATCCAGCGGTTCTAAAACATCGCTGGCAACTGGTGGAAGTGGAAATGTTTATTTGCTAAAGAAGAACAGCAGCAACATTTTCAGGCTGACCAATACAGATACGAAGGGTGCGGCTGATTGCACCATGTCAATGAAATTGCTTGAGGTGAATGTATGACGAACTACGCGACTACTGCTGACCTGCAAGCACTCATTCCAGACATTGCAACGTCTGGCGTTACTGGCGTAACTGATTGGACTGCACAACTAACTGCCGCATCTGCTGATGTTTTGGAATTGTGGAAGGTGAGTTGGTGGAAGCCATCGGTTGATGATTTCTACGAGCAAGGCTATGCGTATATTACGCCATTTCCAGAACCGAATCTGGCGTTACTGAACACGGCTGTGCTGAAGAATCTGACCTGTTACCGCGCATTGGCTCGATATATTTGTCCGTATCTCACCAACGATAGCGACCAAGCTGACGAATGGAATCGCAAGGCCGAGCGTTATCAGAAGTTCTATGAAGATGAGTGGGAATTTGTGAAGCAGATGCCGCTATACGATTGGAGCGAGGACGGTAACTTCAAGGATTGGGAGCGAGTGCCGCAGAGAGGACGCCGCTGTGTCCGTGCGTGAAAATGCCATTGCTAGAATCGTAACCGACATCGATGCGATTGCATTGGTGAAAAGCGTAGTTCGGGTGAATGATAAAGAACGCCTTGCCCGTCCAGCTTTCCCTTCCGTGATGGTCGTTGATGACGGTGTTGAGGATAGGATTCCTCGCACTGGTGGATTTGCAGATGTTTATTTTACTGTCCGATTGATTGGCGTTATTCGTGGAAAGAATCAATCCACGCTGATGAATGAATTGGACACAGCGATTAAAGCGGCTATGGCTGCTGACAGGACATTGGGTGGATATGTAGCCAATGTAACTATCATGCCACGGGAGAATACTGTGCTTGATGGTAACGAAGAGGATTCGACATTTGTTAGACCTGTGCGAATCTACTATGTAGCAACTGAATCACTAGGAGATTGACATGGCTACCGAAAAGAAACCTGACACCGACCCAACCCGCACAGATAAAACTGGCACTGAACCGCAATAAAGGAGTAAGACATGGCTACTATTTTTGACCGCGTAGTATTAGCGAAAATTGAAGTTACAAAAGGCACTGACCCAACACCTGCCGCAGCCACTAACGCTGTTCGTGTTCGTTCGGTTAAAATAACAAAGAACCAAACAAACATTGACCGCGCTGTTGTTAAGCAGACGATGGGCAATCTACAACACTTGATTGGCAAGCAGACTGTTGCTGCTGAAATCGTAGTTGAGATGCGCGGCTCTGGGACTGCTGGAACTGCGCCTGAATGGTCGCCATTGATGCAATCATGCCGGACTGTTGAAACCATTGTGGCTGGCACTAGCGTTACATATAAGCCTTCGACTGCTACCGAGAAATCCTGCACAATCTATGTATATCAAGATGGGTTGCTGTGGAAATTGCTTGGTGCTGTTGGTAACGTCAAGATTGATGCTGCTATTGACGGCGTAATCACTGCAACATTCTCGATGCAAGCAATCTATACCGCTCCGACCGCTACTGCTGTGGCAACTGGTGCTGTGTATCAATCCGCGCAGCCTTTGGTTATGAACTCTGCTGACGTTATCAACGATGGCGCAGCAATCAAAGTTGGCGCATTTAGCCTGGATGCTGGCAATGACGTATTCAATCACTATACGACTGGCGAGAATAGCTTTGTTGTGCAGAATCGCAAGCCTGTGATGACATTCACTAAAGATTCGGTGAATACGGCTGCTGAATGGACTGCTCTGGCTGCTGGAACTACTGCAAGCCTGTCGGCTGCATTTGGTGCTACTGCTGGCAACATTGCAACTATCACTGCGCCTGTTGGGAAGCGGTCTGGCGTGGCGTATAATCAGAATGGCGAACGCGACACATTGGACGTTAGCTACAATCTATTTGAATCCACCAGCGATGACCAATTCTCTATCGCATTGACTTAATAGGAGAAAGCGTGAAATTACTTAAAGGTCAAATTGAAGTAATCGAAACAGAAAATTTGAAAATATCTGTCAAGGTCATTGATACCGCAACGCAAGCTGCTATCTCTGACCTTGCATCAGATTCAACCATACAAGGTCGCATTAAAATGGTTGGATTCATTCTACGGAATGTTGTTTCAGATATTGAAATTGATGGCACGAAGTATGACCCGAAAGAGTTAAGCGCGAAGGCGGATATTTCTGACACGGAAACGCTAATCACGATGTTGTCGATTGGCTCCGAGGTGATTAAAGTCTGTTTTCCATCTGGTGCAAGCGAAAAAAAGTAAGGGTGGCGGCAGCGTCTTGGCTCATCGGACGCAGTTGCCACAAATGCCCTAGAAAGCGTGAAGCGCCGGAATACTGCAAGACTGTGCAGGAATGGGTTGAAGGATACGAAACCGAATGCCCTGTGCAATGGTATAACGAGTTTAATGATGCTTTTAAGGCATGGAACTACGCAGAGAAGAATATCCTGCCTAACGCTGGCGGGTGGTCTGAACAACCAGCAATACTGATGCACTTTGTGGACATCATCAACCAGGAAAGGCTAAAAGCAAATGGCAACTGAAAAAATGCAGATAGTCATCGAAGTGGTTGATGGTCAGGCGAAGGCTACTATTGCTGGCGTTGAAGCCGAAATGGACAAGCTCGGCAAGACTTCCAAGCAAGCCAGTTCCGGTGTAGATTCAACCACAAGTTCTATTGATTCATTGAAGATTGCCGCTGCTGCTTTGGCGGCTATTGGCATTGGCAAGACACTTGCTGAATGGTCGGACGGTTTTACAAAGCTAAACGCTCAACTCCATATTTCCACCACAAATCAGACTGACTTCAATGCGGCGATGGAAAATGTGCAGCGTATTGCTAGAACTGCACAAGTAGATATTAATGATGTTGGCGCAGTGTATTATCGTCTTTCTGCCGCATTGAAAGATGCCGGATATTCTCAAGCGGCTGTTGGTAGCATTGCTGAAACAGTTGCGCTGTCGCTCAAAATTGGTGGTGCGTCTGCTCAAGAATCTGCCGCTGCAATGCTTCAGCTTTCACAGGCGTTTGCATCTGGGCGTTTGCAAGGCGATGAATTCCGTTCGATGATGGAAGCTGCACCTAACCTCATGCGAGCGTTAGCAGCCAGTATGGATGTTCCTATTGGGCAGCTTAAAACATTGGGTGCTGAAGGGAAAATTACCAGCCAAGAACTGTTGCAGGCTTTCTCCGACCCGAAGTTGCTTGAATCACTACGCGAACAAGCCAAGACTGTAGAAACAATTAGTGGCAAATTCACAAATCTTTGGAATGAGGTCAAACTGACATGGCAGCAATTCGACAAGGCATCTGGCTCGTCTGATTTCTTATCGGCAAAGATTGGCGGTCTTTCTGAATATGTGGCCAATCTCCGCAGGCAGTTTGAATATGGTAACTGGTGGGATAAATTCGCTGCACTGACTGGCGGAACTGAACGCCAGTATGCCCAACCGCAAACATTCGCGCCAACAGCCGCTGAAGAAGCCAGACGCGCCACGCTGACTGTTCCGACAACGCCGGAAGATACAATATCCGACGCCGAAAAGAAACGTTTAGCCAAACTTGCTGAAATCAAGCAAAAGGCCGAGCAGGATATGCAGGCTGCCCATATCTCTGTTAAGCAGGCAGAACTCGCAACTGACATTGCGTCTAGCGAATCAATTACAAGCATACAAATGTCAGCCATTGAAACTGACCGCGCATTGAAGCAGGCACAAGGAACATGGACTGCTGAACAGGAAGTTATATATCAGGATACCCGCTTGGCTATTATTCAAGGCGGGTATGAGCGCGAAATGGAAATGAAACGCGCACAGATTGATTGGTCGCTGGCGCAAGATATAGATAAATATGCGCGTGAAATGCAAGACCGCATTGACAAAGGCGTGGCAAAGGATAAGGCGCAAATTCTATTTGATGAACAGAAAAAAGTTAGAAAAGAAGAAGTAGACCGTCAATTAACAGAACTTGAAATCAATAAGCAATCAGCCATGACAAAGGCGGCTATTGATGGCGCAAACGCCAGGGCAAAGGCTGAAACTGACATTGCGAAATTTGGCAGGCAAATCCGAGAGGGCGATTATTCAAGCGCAATGGATACTGCCGCAAAGTTATCGGCAGGTCTTGCAAAACATAGTCGCGCAGCTTTTGAAGTGAACAAGGCTGCGTCTTTGGCTTCTGCCGTTATTAAAGGCTATCAGGCAGCTACAGCAGCATGGGCGGCTGGTATGGAGACTGGCGGTCCATGGGCACCAGCAGTTGCCGCTGCATATACTGCCGCATCCATCGCAACTACTGCCGCTCAGATACAGGCAATTCAATCTGCATCATTTGGCGGTGGTTCTGCCGCTTCTCCATCGGTCGGTGGAACTGCGGGAACTGTGCCTTCAACGATTGGGACAACGCCTGCACCCGCTCCGGCGCAAACTTCTCAAGCGGCAAGCCTGACAGTGAATGTAAGCGCACCTCATGGACTTGTTGACCCGATTGCAGCACAGATGCTTGCTGATAGCCTTGCACCTCATTTGAACGCTGCACTATCGCGTGGACTTAATACTGCGGTGATTGCATGATGTTTGAAATATCTTTGAGCGAAGTCAGGAAATTCAGCCCATGTCAGGATGGTTGGCATCGTTTTCTTAAAGCTACCGGAAAAACAAAAGCAGACAACGAAGTCATTAACCCTGCAATAGTAATGCAAACGTCATGTATTGATGATGCAATTTGGATGTTGAAGGCAATACCGCAATTTCATGTTCCAGACACGATATTCAATGCACTTTGTGCTAAACATATTCCGTTGCCGCAGCGCGAAGATATGTTGGTTCGTCTATGTGAAGGAAGGCTATCCGAATCTGATGTAGAAAGCCTATTGATTCCACCGCCAGATTTTAGGGAAGAATGATGAATACTGATTACCCATTGATTGCCTATAACAATCTTCTCGAATCAACTTCTCTCATTACGATGGTTGCTGGAACTAACAATACATCTGCGCCAATGACTAATGTATATGACAAGGACAAGCTAAATCCTGCTATTCCACAAGCCGATGCGACAGGAACTGTTACTGTTACCTTTGACTTGCCAACCGCAACTTCTGCTCAAGTATTTATTATGGGAGCGGATAGGCATGATGCCGCTGGATTCAAAAGCACTGGAGGAACATTCACTTTATCGTATTGGAATGGCGTGGCATTTGTAACATTGTTGAGTGCAGTAACAATATCGGCTGCAAATACGGCGACAATTTATAAACTTACAACGCATATACTTGGTCTTTCTGGTGCTGTATATCAATATCAACTGACATATACTGGATTTATTGCAAACAGCAGCATTTCAATTCCTGAATTGTTTTTGGGTCAGGTATTAGAATTGCCACCAGTTGATTATGGGTTTGATGAATACAACGAAGTATATCGCGGCTCAAAGTTGGATTCAATATCTGGTAGGATTTACAAGACGTTGCATTACCGCAGGCTTGAACTTTACCCATCATGGTCAGTATTAGATAGGCAGACATTCGATGTTGCAATAAACGCTTTCCGTGAGGATTGTTTAGAATTATTGAAATCATTTTGGTTTGCATGGCAGCCGGATACTTCTCCAGATGCTGTTTATTTAGGCATCCATGATGGCGACAATGCTGCGTATCAAATCAAGACTTCCGTTCATCGCACATTCAAATTGAAATTTGTAGAAACGGTCTAAAATGCGCTTAATCAATCAAACAATCCTTGATGCAGCAAACGCTAAAGACGTTCAAACGCCTTCGATGCTGATTGATGTTTATGCGTCAACTCAAGCTCGTGGAGCATTGGATACTGAAGGTCAATGGGCTGGCGCAACTGACCCGATGGTTGGCAGCGATACAAATATGTCATATACGCGCATCAAAGGTGCTGCTGTATTGGGTGCTGGTGCTGCGGTTGCTGCTGTATATGGAACAACGCCAACGCTTAACGCAACATTGCAACTGCGCGGATCTGTTGTATGCCGTTGGCACGCGGTTTGGAATTGGATTGGCACTAGCTGGTCGCCAGCATTTGACGGATGGACTGAAAAAATAACAACGCAAGTAAACGAGAAGGTGTATCCATTAACTGCACAGGCAACCATTATTGCAGACAGTATCATTATTCGCGCAGATAAAGTTCAATCAGCAGGATTAGCTACGCATAACTGCTATGTTTATCTGGCAGATTCGACTGGAAGGCAGATTGGTAACAGACAGACATTTGCACCAACTGCAACA